TAATGTTATCGGCATACAGCGGGCTAGGCTCGGCGCCGCTTGGATTTTCTGATACTGAGATCAAACCATTCCAAGCGTATCCCATAGGATATGCACCTGTACCATCGATGGGGTATACGACCCCTTGATTGACACCGGTCTCGTAAAAGCGATTTCCGGCATCGTCCCAAACTAATACAGCCATTGTTTAAATCTCCTTATTTTAAAAGAATAGTAAGAATATGTCGTGATTTAGACCATCTGCCGTATAATGTCTTTCGAATGCTACGCTCGGAAGCTCAGCAACCCGATCAGGGATATCGCTATCGGGATTTCGGTCAATAACTGTCAACATATACCGCTTTTTATGGGCATATGGATTGTTATTAGCATGATCAATGCGAATATCACTTCGATTATAGACAATACACGGATACGACATTTGGATTGTCGGAGGAGGTTGGAAATATACTGAATCGGACCCCAACACTCCTTCCAGAAGTGTTTGTAGTTCCAATCTAGTTCCCATGATATACCCCTCCAACGTGTAGGATAAGACGAGGACGCTGAATATCGATGGATTTGATCTTCCATTTAACGTTTTGCCAAGTAATATACTTGATAAACTCGATATTCTCATAAGCATATACATCAGCAACGATGCTAAAACGGTTGTTTATGTTCAGGTCGTCATTAACTTGCTGATCTCTAAACTCCCATTTTAGGCTATTACGGAGAAGGTCCCCTTTATAATCCTTCTCCGTAACAACGTCCGTATACACTCCTGGCGAAGTTTCCTCAGACTTAATAAAACCGATCTTTCCATGAAACTTTGCCATTAGAGCCTCCAGTTAGTATTAGGCGATGGCCTGTTCCAAAGTGATTGCTGATTTGGGAACAACCAGGGCGCCGGAAATCCGGGTTTCGATCAGGTACTTGTACTGGTTATAGTCGATGTCGAAATCGTCAAAGAAGTTGATTTCTCCACCACGATCAGCACCAATGGTGTAATCGGCCAGGTTGACTATAATCGCGCGCAGGTTGTGCGTCGGGGTTGTATAGTCGTTCTGAACACCAGCCATAACAGGAACCTCAACGATTTCTTTCACGCCGAGTTCAGCGGCCAGTTCGGCTTTGGTCTTGTACATGCGGTACCCATCGGTATCACGCAGAAGCAACCAAGCTGTTACCAGGGATGGAGCAGCATACAAAGTTGGATTGCCAGATCCACGATACTCAGTTCTCGCTGAAATCAGATCATCAATCATCTCTTCGTTAGTGCGGGCCAGGGCAACCTGAACGTTGTGAACGTAAACAGCGTCGTCGGTGTAAATCGGGCGAAGATTAGCGGTATTAATGTGGTTGTCGGCATCGCCAACAGGATCACGACCGTCACCAACCAATATGGCACGAGCGATTTCCTCATCCAACATTACACGCATTTCTTGCTTCAGCCAGGAAACAACATTGAAGTCAGTAATATCGACGATGTCGTCGCGGTCCAACTTCTGTTTCTTGTAGATGGTCGTCGGGGTTGTAATCCGGCGCAAGATAGGAAATACTTCTTCCACTTTCAGGTTTCCGGTAACATAACCGAGGGCACGAGCTTCATCAGCAGTGATGTCTGCGTGCAGGGACTTAATTCTTGAGAAAGGTGAGTGCTTTGTACCATTCAGTACACCGCTAACCCACTCCATCCGACGAGCAACCCAGGTCGGTTCCTTGGTAACGTTGCGGGCATCGGGGAATAAATAATCAATATTGTCGATACCATAAGTACCGGCGTGCTCGAGGACGGCCTCTTTGAGCGAACCAACTTTACGAGCGGTTGCGAAGATCTCGCCCATCTGAGCATGTGTTAAGGATTTCTGGCCGCTTTCTACAGCCGAACCATCGAATACGTTGTTCTTCATAATATTATCAGTATCTCCTTCTTCATTTGAATTTGAATCAGCTGACTGAGCGAGATCTTCATCGCCTTCTAACAGCTGTCCTACGATTACATAAACTGCATTCTTCTGTTTCTCGCTAAGAGTTTCGAAGACGTCGCCAACAGTTTCATCGTCAGCATGTTCAATAACCTCTTCTTCCTCTTCGACGACTTCTTCCTTAGCAGGAAGGTCTAATTGGGAACCCATAGTAATGATCGCCTCGTCATCTAATTCGGTTAAGGAGCCGTCCCCATGCGCTAATGATACAAAATCAATTTTTGCGCCAGGATTGGCTCCAGACAAAACTAGGCTAACTTCACGAATTACACCATGGGCAACGTTTAACGCCTTCTCAACTAGACTATTAGCATAAATAGAGAAAGCAGTAATATCGCCGTGCTGGACAAGGGTCTTTGCCCGTTTGGCATCGTCACTGTCATTTAGATAGGCATATGCGTACACACCATCTTCACGATTTTCAAGCACTGCGTGCCCTAAAATGTTCTGAGGTGAATCGTGCATGTGTTGCCAAACCAACGGGACAGTGGTTCCATCATTATCCTTAAATGCATCAGGTAGAATAACGCGTCCATCTGAGCACTTAACGTTGTTCTTGGTAGCATAGCCACCAAAGTCAAAGTTTGTTTTTGGCATTTTAGAATGAACTCCTTCCATTTTGAATTAATTTGTAGGTTCTTCTTCCTTTGGACTGGAAGTCTCAACTGTGTCGGTTTGGTTCAAGTTCTTATTCCTTAGCTCATCTGCTTTAGGATCAGCACTTGGCTTCATACCAATTACACCACGGAACTCGTTAGACGTAACAATCTCATTTCGAGTAAACTTGTCCGCAAGCTCTGCAAGCTGGGCTGCAGGAACGAGTTTGAAGGGATCTCTAATCGCCATAATAGATTGGCCCTGAGATCTCGCCGTTTTCGTCAGAAAAACCCGCTTCATGCTATCCGTTATTGCTGAGAGAATTGGTTCAATTGTACGATTATAATAATTGACCAACTGTTGCTCATCTGCAGTACCTTCGAAGACTTCCCTCGTCAAACCCAACTGGCTCCATAGCATACTCGTTAAGTATTCGATTTGTTGCATTAAATTATTCTCAGCTGGTCGATTAAGTTGAGTGATCTTTTCAGTCGCATCAACATAAGCTATACCATACTTAGAATCTTTTAATTGCGTCTCGATGGCGTCGCGACGATTCTCAGCTTGTTGTCGTCTAGCATCCGTTTTAATAACATAAGGGAGCTGGATAAGTAAATCTAGTTTACCAGATCCACTTTGGTTATCTATGACATCCAAAAGTTGAATTTTGGTTATAAGACGTTGTAATGTTGAGTTTGGCTGATTCATAACCGCATACAAAGGATTCTCAACAATAGCAACCATAGTTTTTGGTAAAGTTATTAGTTCTTTGAGACCTGTTCGCTGGTTATAAACCTCAAGCTGTACGTGTTCTGGATACCACTGTACAATCCTACCAGTTCTTAATGTCAGGATCTCATAAGATCCACTAACTCTTGGATTTATTGTGGTATCTACTGGGACAATTGCTACACTTCCCTCATCACACATAGACATTACTACATCTTGGATAAAGGCTCTTCCGGTCTGATCAATATTTGCTTCGGTAGTAAGACAATTATTTAAACCGGAGTCAATCACATCGACATATCTTCCGTTTTCATCAGTTCTAACATGCTGAACACTGATTGCGGCCACATCTATGCCGATTCTGTTATAGACTGAGGCTATAGTAGCACGTTCACTACCTAACAGCATGTTAATTCGATCTGGTCTATAGCCCATTCCAACACCAAGATCAGAATAGTCGATGTAATCTTCGCCGCTGCGGAAAATATTCCATGCTCTTCTAATGCGAGTAAGTATTGAATCTGGCACTACATTATACCTCCTTCTTTTTTGGGCGCTACATAAATGCTACCGGTCTATATGAGCCCCAATCAAAATCTTTTTCTGTACTAGCAACTAGATCTTCAAAGCGATCTTGGCCCGCAAAGACGTTTCCTCTAAATATAGCACCATCTTCGATAATTCTTATGAATTCTGGAAAACCAACAAACCCTTCGTCGTCGTATTGAACGAGCATAGCACCTTTCTGCCAGTTTCGGTCTTTAGTTGATCCAGGAACTCTTCCATCAGTATGACACAAACATCCAGGACTTGCTGCCCAGATAGGACGATCTTCAGTTTGACCTAAAACTCGTTCGGAAACTATCTCTTGCCT